CAACAGTGATATTTGCTCCCGAAGATGGGAAAGCTGTGTTAGCGAGGGTAGTGGCACTTGTACCTGCTGGTTTGTAGTACAGTGCGCCTGAAGTACCAGACAGAACGGTTGCCATAGTCCTTTAATACGTTAGGTAGATGAGGTTAGTCTAGCGTGGCCTCGAAGGTTGCGGTCAATTGAGTCTGAAAAAAAGATTCAGGTAATGATGACGGAACTTGTCGGGGGCCAGACACAGAATCAAATCGAACACCTTGAACAGTTACTCGATCAAAAAGATCCTTGAGTCTTTCCGCTATTGTAAAGTTATCACCTGAGCCTTTCCCTAAAGGGCTAAAAATATTCATAACTAAAGTCCCAACTTGTAAATTAAAACCGTCAGCAGCAGCTAATAAAGTAGCAGGTCTATTTTCTCCAAGCGTTATAAAAACTTGAACCCAAGGGAGGGTATCTGTTGCATCAGGAGTGAAGGGTACATTCTGGTAACTCACAGAATAAGTAGGAGATGTCGCCATTTCTGTTGCAATACGAGCTTCAATAGCAGAACGAATGTCGTTAATAGTGCTCGTCATCTTTTACCTCCTCTATTTACATAAGCTTTCATCTCAGCCGTAATTGTTTGTATCCAACCAGCAGGAGCTTGACCACTATGTCCTTCAGCTATTGGCTCTGCATAAGGTAATGAATTAGAAATGTAATAATGACTATTCATTTTCTCCTTTCCATAGTTCATTTTTTTAGGGGGGCCACCTTCAGGACTATTCGGTGCAGAAGCATATTTTCCTTCTGTTAAAGCAGGCCATTCACCATCAGGGTCAGCATCATAATTTCCAGGTGTATCTTGCCAAACAGCCCAACTCATACGAAATCTTCCTGTGTTTACAGGACTTTGCATTTTTAATCGTTTATCTGTTTCCATAACGGTCTTCCCTAACAATCTATTCAATTGCTCTTCAGAGAAATTCTTGATCTGTGTAATTTCAATTCGTTTTGCCATTACGACCTCAGAATTAATTCATAAGTTATATCAGAACCTTGAAGAACCTCTGTCACAACTCTTATTATTTGATAAACAGCACTTCCAATGACAACCTTATCTTCTGTCGTTGGTACTATTGCCAAATCCTTTGCAGCTATCAACAACCTTCTATCATTTGCCTCTACTAAATCATTCACTTCTCTCAGGTTTACATCAGATAAAACCCCTTTAACAGGCGTATCAGCATTTGAAGTAGTAACACTTCCAGTCGTAGTGTTATAAACACCAGTCGTCACATATCTGATACTGACCGAAGTGCCAAAAGCAGTCGTCAGTTTATCTGCGACATTTTGTAACCCTGAAGCAAGTCCCATTAGCAGCGATATGCAATACAAGCACCACTAGTCAAAGTAATACTTGTAATGACTCCGTAAATTCTTGTCCCGTGTTTTACGGTTTCACCTGCAATAGTGTTACCTGTCAAATTTGAAGACATAGCTGCAATTTCTGTGTCCTCATAAAAATCAACACACTTAAAACGACCTGTATGTGCAGACGTATCGGTGATAACTTCACCGCCTACTGCATAATCTGGATCGGCTGAATACATTGAAATTAGCTCCTTTTAATAGCTACATTACCTGGCCCACTTATTCTAAGTCCTGTGAAGTATCTTTCAAACATTGGTGGTACACGGTCAGCACCGATAGGCCCATACAAATTAGGAGTGACACTTAAACTCCCTACATTTGCGGTCTTGTAATCTTCTAATCCTGTTAGGTTTAAACTCGCTGGATTGTTTTGTAGATAAACGGCTAAAACGATTTGTGCTTTTTGTATTTGATCTGGGATTTCTGTGTCTGTGTAGTAATCAGTTGTTATGCGAAATGGAAAGCCAACAGCATAAGTATTGATATAAGTATCTGGTTTCCTTACCCCAGTCCGAGGCCATTGTAAAGATTGTGTATCTGTTGCCCTTGCACCTAAAAACCTTTCACGATCAATACGCTGAGTAGCAGTATACAAAGCTCGGTTCTTTTTGTCAGTGGAAGCATTACCCCAAGCAACTACATCATCATCAAGGACTAGACCATCAATCAGATCCTGTGCGTCCGCTAATGTTATGTAGCTGTTCGCTGATGCTGATCCCGCTGTCGCGACTATCGTGATCGCCATTTGTTAATACTTTGGCTTTTGGTTTACGTTTACGTTTTGGCTTTTCTACAGCAGTAGGAACAGAGGCCACCAATAAGGTAGCCTCCCGATTCCTAGCTCGCCTAAATGCGAACAAGCCCATTAACCAGCCTTAAAGATTTGGTAGTTAAGGACAATTGCTTCACCCAAAGTGCCACCAGTGAGGTTAGTCACTGTGATAGCAAAAGAGCCAGCGGCAATCGTATTCGCTTGAACCATATAAGCCCCAGCCGTTCCAGCCGAAGCATGATTCACAAGAACTGCATCACTAGCAGTAATTTCACTGTTAGTAACAGTAAAAGAAACTTCAGTTGCAGTAGCGAGGTTTGCGTCATCCATAGTGATGACACCAGCGGCCTTGTTCAAGGTAACGCCAGTTGATTTGCTTGTTGCCTGAGTTACAGAACCAGTTTGGTCTGTCCCTACTCCGAGTGCAGCACCCGCAGTCGCTTCAAATACAGAAGGCATAATTTAAGTACCTCAGTCTTGATTAGATACGTTAGTTGCCCTAACGATTCCAATGTTCTTTGTCTCGTAGACTTTCGACCAGTTACCTACGGTTTCGAGCTGCGCTCTTGTTGGGTTTGTGGTAGTCACAGCCCATTTTGTCCCTACTGGGTGATAGCAGTAATGAAGGTCAATAGACATTGCATCACTCTTGGCGAGGATGTCTCTGTCTGTTTCCATCTGCATTCCAGCAATTTCTCCAGAAGCAACAGCCCCTTGAGTGAAGAAATAGGTTGAATATTCTGTTGATGCACCTGAACCAGTTGTCGCAACATCGTCAGAAACGATTACACGAAGACCGCAGTATGTAGGAACAGAACCGTTACCACCGTAAGCACCAGCAATAGAACCACCTGAAGCAGTTGCAGTCGCATTAGTATCAGACGCTAAAACGTAATCAACAAGCTTACGCTCAACAAGGTCGTAGTAGACCTTTGAGTGCATAGCAACAGCAGTTAACTTGTCACCAGCATCTCCTAAAAGTGCCTTTGCTTTTGCAACATGCTTAGGAGCTAAAGCTGTTGGAGTATCACCTGATCCTCCATCAATTGTTAAAGCAAAAAGAGCAGCATTTGAATCTGTTGTATTAACAGAACCAAAAACACCAGAAAGAGCAGAAATTAAATCTTTCTGTCTTTGGTTTGCAATGTAAGCTCCAATCTTTGCACCGATAGCAGCCATTGGGTCTGCACCAGCAGCAAGAGCAGCTAAATCTCTTGCTTCAAAAGCACGACCTCTGTGAAGAATCACACCGATCTGCTTGTCAGCCTGGATCTTGCCAGGAGTCAAAGAAGAACTATCAGATAGAACTTCAAAATCACCAGAAAGGTTTGCTTTCCAGTAAGGGACATTCACAAAGTCTCCACCTTCTGTCGCATTAAGCTCCGCCAAAGGCTGAACCACTCCGCTCTGCAAAAAGGCATCACGCTGAGTAGATTGCTCAATAACGTAAGGCGTAAAGACCTCAGGAATGATTATGTCCGACCTTAAAGTCGCCATAAAAAATTTCCTAGTTAGTTTTTACGAAGTGGGCGTAACCCTATGACGGCTAAAGCGTAACTCTTGCCATTAACGTCTATATTAACGCTTTGCAGCAGATTGTAACCGATCATATAAAGCTTTATCTGTTCTATACAATCTCATCTGTTCTGTAATATTGAAATTATCAGTATCAAATGGGTTTTTAGTACCTGGAGGAATATCTTTTGTTGTTGATCTCCCAGCAGGTGCGCCTCCCCCTTGAGGTGCAACTTGTTTCAACATATAAGGAGCATCTTTCTCTAATTTTGCTTTAGCCCACTCAGTTACAGGTGTTCTTTCATATCCATCAACAACAACAGGTTTACCATCATCAATAGCAATTTTATCTCTAGGAATAAAATTATTTAACACCAAATTAGGGTCATGTACTACCTCCGCCAAGGACGATATGGCGGGGGAAATAAGTTCCAACTCTCGGTTCTTTGCCTCAAGTTCTTCAATTCGTTGTTTGTCTGAAGAAGATTTTTCTCTGTATTGTTCTTCAAGGGCTTGCTTTGCTTCTCCATACTTTCCCTCTTGTTCAAGTTTGGATTGCTCTGCATTAGTTTTAAATTCTTTTAAAGCCTCATAATCATCGGGTAATTCGGGCTTCTTTTGAATCTTGCCTATTAATTCGTAATTCTTTTTTTCTAGTTTCTTAATACTTTCCTTCAATGCTGAAATTTCATCAGATTGCGAAACGTCAGCAGTCGTAGACTCCTGAATTTGTTCTTCAGACATAAAGACCCGTAAGGTTATTTACCTTTTTTAGCATCTGGCTTCTTTTTTGTCACCTTAGGCTTAACCTCACATTCCTCAACTGCTGGTTTCCCTTTTGCTTCAGCAAGGCGTTGTAATAGTGATTTTGCCATTAATAAAACTCAGATAACCAGAAGTTTAGCAAGAACCCTTCTTCTTGCCCTTACCCTTCTTTTTACCTTTGCTTTTATACATTGATTTAGGCATCTTTTGAAGCGGGTAAACTAGGATAACGATCCTGTAATTGATTTAATGTTAATTCAGAACCATCCTTTCTGACGATTTTTCTTAAAGCTGAACTTGCTCCTTCCTTTTTTGACAAATCACGAAAATATTGAGACTTCCATTTACCTAACACTTCTGCCTGAACACTTTTCGGCTGTTTTTTTAACCAATCTGCATAAGTCATTCCTGCTGGCACTTGTCTCCCTTTCTGATCTTCACCCCATTTTGCAGCCCTTTTCCCTTCAGGTGGATCATCAAAACCAAACTCACTGAAATCTACAATTGGAACAGTTGTTGAACGACAATTAAAATGCTGAGGTGGTGTTGGCCCCTTTCCATATTCAAACTCTTGCCCATCTAAACGAGCACAAATAAGAGAAGTTCTACTGTCCAAAGTGGCTACATATTGATACTTGTCAGTTAAATCTCTATTCGCTTCATATACCCTTTGACTTGCTTCATTTGCAACTTGATTAATACTTGTCCTAACAATCGTCATTACTTGTTTATCTGCCATCTTTGTTGCAGCACCACCTCTATCCGCAATTTGTTGAACACTACCTTTCAAAGCGTTTCCAAAATGTAAACGACCTGTCAGCCTCTTTGCTATTTGTTGAGTTGTTTCCCCTGTCAATAAACCATTCCTAACTGTCTTTGTGAATAACTCACTTTGTTTTGTTGCGATACCTCTAAATGCTTTTTGGACAGTTTCTCCATTAGGCAAAGTAATTACAGCTCCATCTGCATCAGTCAAACTAAAGACAGGTTGAGTTCCACCTTTTCGTACAACAGCTTCTAATTCTCCAGGTAAAGCAAATACATTTATTTTCGTGGGATCAGTGGTCACAACAGATTGAGCAAAACTAGGGCTTATCGCAACAGTTCTCACAGGTGTAGGGTATCCAGCAGGTAAAACTCTTCTTAATTGATCTTGAACAAATTCTGTTTGAAGTTGTGCTAAACCTTGTAATTCTTGAGCCGTTACTGTTGCACTGTTAATAGACCAAGTTCCTAAACTATCTTGCAATTGAGCCAATAATGATCTCAACCTTGCTGCTGTATAAGGTGAAGTCACCTCATCTAACGTTGCAAGTTGAGTTGTTATATCCAGAATAATTTCATTGTATGCCGTGATAATTTTCTTTGAAACGCTATTGCTAAAGCGATTCAAGTCAATAGGTCGTCGGTAGAAAGCTTCTGGAGTTGACATTCATCACTCGGCTAAAACACTGACATCTTCTGGCTCTGCTGATTCTTCAGGCATCGTTGCTCTTTCTTTGATTTCAGGTTGCTCCATGTCTATTAACCCACCTGCTTGAGTTGCTTCTATTTCTTCTTCAACTTCAAATTCATCACCTAACACTTCTCCTTCGTGTAACTGCCTCAATAGAGTTTCCTGTGTAATAGTTCCAGCCGTGTAAAGCTGAAGCAAGCTATTAATTTCTTGAGGTTCAAGCCTTTGCCCTAAGAAATCACGGTTAACAAAAGAACTACCCGCCTCATTGCTTCCTAAGTAACGAGCATGGTACAAAAGAGAATTATCAATCATGTCTTGCATTTGTTGTGCAACCACCTGCATCGTGCTATCGCCTTGTGATCTATCTATTCGCTTTGCTTCTGCTGTTTCTGCCGATAGCTTTTGACCGAGGACTGCTGCCAATCCAAGTTCATTAATCTGAGCTTCAAGTTGAGAAAGTCTTTTAAATTGAGCATCATAACTTTTGCCATCTGGTTCTATATATTCAGCACGGCCTTCAGCAGGGAACGCAATCGCCTCGCCAGGGCCAGCAGATACTTCCTCGCTTGTTTGAGGGAACCCGTAAAAAGCCAACATAGGGACAGCACTTATATGTAGCTGATTATCAAGATCGCTCTGAATTTGATAAGTCTTTAAATTTAACTCAGCAATATCTTCCATAGGTGGGCGTGACTCCAACACATTTACCCGATTGCTATAAGCAACAGAAAAAGGAATTTCATCAGACAAACTCATACTCCCTTCATCAAATAATTCAAAATGACCTTTTTCGTTCTGCCGATGAATTTCAAAAGAGCCAGGAGTTAATAGCCTGACTTGTTCAACAACTTTTTCCCCATACAAACCATCAGCTTCAAATACTTTCTCAAGTAAACGCAATTGAGAAAGCTTTTGTTGACCATTAACCAGCTCAGTCCTCCAACCTAATATTTCCCTTGGTGTATATGTAACCCAATAAGGCCGCCCCTCCTGACCAGAAGCAGGTGCATCAACAAGGACACCACAATGTCCATAGCGAATCATCTTTCTCGCTGTTTCATAAGTCCAAACATTTAAGTCGTTCCCCTGTAAGTCAACGTCAAATAATTGCTCACGTATAACATCAGCGACATCATTCAACCTGACAGGCTTACGGGTCAACATACCCGCCAACATCCTTTCTAACCTGACGTAATAAGGGGGAGCAACAGACCTAGCTAAACGATTGTCATAACTATCATCCTGTTCTCTTGGTTCTTGCGGCAAATATCTTCGATGTTTAGAACGCATTTCATAGGTTCCACCAAGCAAGTCTTCAATCAACACCCAATGAGGCTCTTGACTGATCCAAGCTGAATTGGGGTCATTTACATCTGTCCCCCTTGAAGCTTTTTCTCTGTTGTAATAATTGAAACCGCTATACACAGATAAGTCCTCAAATCTTGTTCATAGTTTAGTCTTAATAAAGTCTAATACCTGTCCCCCTTCCTGCGTTCATGTGTAATGGATTGAACTCTCTCCAAATAAGATAACCAAGAGAATCAGCCATGTGATCTAAATTTTGAGTTTTATCTGGAGTACCATCTTCAGCATAAGCTTGAAGTTCCAAGGACTCAATTACCTTTTTACATCTTGGATGAATATGGAGACGTATTTCATTTTTGCCATTACATAGTAAAGCTTGAACAGCTGCTACTCTATCTCGGACATATGGATTACTTCCTCCAGATAAATTTGTAATTCGTCTTTGTTGTAATAATTCGATGTCGGTTTTCGCAGCATTTGTTGATCTGTTTCCACCTGAAGCATCTGGATATGCATAGATTGTGTTGTTGGGAAATTTTTCCCTAATTTGATCGGCCATTGAATCGGTGTCATGTGCTCCACCTACCTCGTCAAAGATGTATAAATGCCCTCCTCGAATTACTCCTATTGCTGCATTGCAATTACCTACGTTGAAGTCGCAACCAAATCGAATAATTTCATTTTTATAATCTGGGATGTCTTCTGTAACATGTTTTTCTCTATCAAAACGATCATAAACAGCACCCGTTTGAAGATTGCAAAATTCTCCTTCTGTATAGGCTTTAACTAAAGCAGCTGGATAATTTTCAAGTAATGCTTGGAGGAAGTCGTCAGGTAAATAAGGATTATCTGCAGTTCGAGCCTTATAGAGTGCTCGATCTTCCTTATGTCCTTCACGAACAAATAAATTATAGAAGGTTCCAAACCCTTCTGGTGTAGAAAATAAACCTAATTGTCTACGGTTACCAGCTCTTAACCTGCCTAAGAATTTTTCAACAGCTTTCTGCGCAACATCAGTTTTAGTTGTATCTAATTCATCTGAACCTATAAAACTAAGGTTAACTCCTATAATCCGACCCCAAGATTCCATTGATCGACAAAGAATTGTGACCTCACCTACTGGAAGATTTAATTTATATTCGGGTAATGGTGATGCCCTGTATTCATAACTGATTTCATGGTGTTCCCAAAAATCCTCAAGGGAACGCTGCAAAACATCACGAACCAAAGCCCCAGTAGGAGCGAAAACAGCCCCAACTGTATTGGGATTATCAAGAGCACATAAAGTAGTCCATGCACATAAAGTTCTTGTTTTTCCTGCTCCATAACCTGCACAAAAGCCAACAATTCTATGATCGTGATCTTCACAAATCTTTTGTTGATAATTTAATAAGCCGTTAAAAATACGCTCCCGAATAAAATTAGATTCTTGTTTTTTAATTTCAGGAGAATCAGAAAAAGGTCTAAATCCTTCAGGATGTAAAACATGACCTGTTGTTAATCCTTGAAGAATAGTCAAGAGCAAAGATCAGCTAATTTTGCTGCTGTATTAATTGCACCGAGCGCAATGTGATATTGACCAGCCCTTCTGGCTTCCATCTGTAAGGTGCTGCATTGAGCCAATAAATCAGCGATCATCTGTGGTCGTTCAATATCCCAATCAGCTTTGAGGTCTGCTCTAGCTTGCTCCAGATAGTTATCTGCAGTCCTTTCTGATACCCCCCAGTTTTCTGAAGCATACCGAACGCAATCGGATCTTCTGCCACCATTAGCAATGATCCGTGAAAACCTTTGAACACGGATTAAGGTTTCAGCTTTACTCGATCCTTTAGCTGCCATTTGAAGCCTCTGGGATAAGCCATTTCTCAGCAATTTCTAAAGCCACTCGCTGAGTCATAAAAGGTGGAACACTCATCCCCATCACATAACAGGGATCAGACTTAAGAAAATTGTAGTCTTCTGGGAAAGATTGTATTCTAAGAACTTCTCCTGCACTTAAATATCTGGGTTCATCCCATTTTATTAATCCCTGTGTTGCAGTGACAGTTCGAGCAGGAATATTTGGATTAACAACACTCATATTAAAATAATGACCTTTAGGATGTGCTTTGGATAAAGGATCTCCAGGCTTAACCTTCTTCCAGAATTTTTGAAGATTAGGACTAATTTGTTTTAGCTTGCCATGTTTTTTTATATCTTTAAAGGCTTCTCTTACTGAAATTGGTGATTCTTTAAAAGATGGTTTTAAAGGTGGGAGGTTTAAATCATTACGTCGAGCAAGGAAAAAAGTTCTTTCTCTTGCTTGAGGAACCCCCATTTTTGCTGAGTTAAAAAGGAATAATTGAGTTGAATATCCAGCTTCACGAAAGGCTGTAAAAATTTCTTTGACATATCCTTTGGCATTGCCAGCAATTAAGCCTTTGACATTTTCTGCAACAATAATTTTAGGCTGAAGTCTTTTTCCTACTTCAATAAAATGACCAAACAAGTCGTCTAGTTTTTGTTTTTGTTGACCTTCACGAAAATAATTTTCTTTACCCCATTTTTTTTCACGCTTGCCAGCCATGCTAAAAACTGAACAAGGTGGAGAGCCATCAAGAATATCTAAATTTTTTAATTCATCAGGAATTTCTTCTAAAGGAATTTGATTAAATTCTTGAACACCCATTAAAAAACTATGTTTCGGATGATGATTCGCTCGATATAAAGCCATCATTTCTGGATCTATTTCAACACCACCCAAGACATGAAAGCCCGCAAGTTTATATCCCATTGAAGAACCACCCCCGCAATGGAAGCAGCTAAAAACTTTAAAACCGTTCTTTTTTATTCCAGAAAGATCGGTCAAGTGCCATGGACCTTTATTTCTTTCCATCAAATTCAAAACCACATCTAGGGCAAGTATGTTGGAAGTTATCGAAATCTTCTTCTGAATGTTCTTTTGCTCCTTCATATTCCTTCATGGTGTCATCCCCTAAGAGATTTTCTAAGTCTTCTTCGTCAAACCAAGGACTAACATCATGGGTTTCAGAAAGGTTGTGGAGCATTTCCCGATCCCAATCTGACAAGTCACTTGTTCTGTTATCAGCTAGAGCTAAACCAATTTTTTGCTCTTCAGTTAATCCTGTTCTTTTGACTGCAATTATCTCTGATCCATCGGCCTCAATAACTTTGACATTTTCAAGACCAAGAGCTTTTGCACCTTCAACAGTTCCGTTACCAGCAAGGATGCGATTGTCTTCATCAATGACTATGGATCGAGCAGTCCCATATCGTTGAATAGATTCTTGAATAAGAGAAGCAGATCGGTCAGTCCTTTTCCTAGCATTTTGAGGATCAGGTTTTAAATCTTTTATAGACGCCATAAAGGAAAGCAACGAAGCGCAATAATTTTATCTTACTAAGATTGCAATAAAACGCATCAAAAAGAACCGAAAGAGCATTAATCTTATTAAGATTAAGAAGTAAGCAATAAAAGCCACATGACAACAACAGCTTTCAAAGTTTCCAAGCTTTCAATGAGACTATCTAGGGATGGATTTGTTTCATACAACTGTGAGATTAGAAAAGGGCGTAAGACCTACGCTTTTGTTGATCAAGAAGGCATCGGTGGCTCTGAACATATCTATGGACATGCAAACAAAGCCGCTTTACAAGAAATAAAGGATTGGATTTGGGAAAACTGCAAATTGATGTTCCTTCAATATCAAACACAAGTTTTCCTTATACAAAACAATCTTGAAACTGTAGAGAACAACGATCCTAAACTTCTTGAATTTCTAAAACCTCTTATAAAAGCATGGAGAAATAAAGAAGAATCAACCGTAGCTTGTCATAACTTGATTGGATGGTGGACAACTATGACTGCTGAAAACAAGTACTACAAGTAAATTCTTCTAAAAGCCCTCTTTTTAAAAGGGGGTTTTTTAATGCAAAAAAATAATCACATCAAACCACATCGATTCTTAAGAGAAGGATATACGACTTTATTTAATCTCAATAAGTTTAAGAAGTAAAAACCACGGAGTCTTTTATGACAACGATCACTGCTAAGAACACTAAAGCTGAAATTCTTGCTGAAGCTGTTCCACTGATCAAAGACCAAGCGGAGAAAATTCAAACTCTCACCGAGAAATTGAATGCCGCTTTAATCCTTTTAGGAATCACTGCTGCAACTGCCGCAATTTTCTAAATTAAAAAGCCCCTCAAAAAGGGGCCTTTTTTTTTGTCTGTTTTTTAGGGGGCTTACATGACAAGAAGAAAAACCACTAACTTCTCTTTTCCGTTGCTGCCAATTTCTTAAAAATTGACTTCAGGGGAGCCTTGCCTACTAGAACAAGGGACAGCCTTAGCATTATGAACGGAGTCAACGCCCCTCTTTAGGGAAATCTTTTTCTTGATGACGAGTCACATCAACCCACCTTTCACCTGTGAAATAAAAAGTTTTTTCTGTAACTGGATCAATAAATAAATCTCCAGCAAGTGGATTTTTAGGTGGATTGTTCACTTAATTCCTCCCTGGCATAGCGACCAGAATAATCTCCTGTTCCATTTTCTCTTCTAATCCATTTATTTTTTTTCGTTTCATACTTGCCTGCAAAACGTCCTGTTGTTTGACGATAACGAGAAGAGCGACTTTTTGAAATTCGATCAACTTGCCTTTGAATACGTTCTTTAGTTTCTTTATCCATTTTTTATTTATCGTTAGTAGCGGCAATACCTCTAAATACACTAAAAGGATCAGTTTTCACATTATCAATCCTGATATTTGGAGCTCTTCCTTGCATAAAGTACAAAGCAGCAAGACAAACAAGTTTATAAGCATCTTGTCCATACATGGTTTTCCCTAAGCCTTTTCTAGCAATTAATTTTTCTTTTAATTTAAAGGGCGCTTGATCGGTGTTGTAATCAATCATATGATTTTTTGATTTACCATCAATACATAAGTCCAGCCAGAAAACGCTTCTTTCATAAGCCTCCATTTCATGAGGAAATTCATTAAAACGTGCTTTTCCAACTTTCATTTCCATAAAGATCTTAAAAGCTGCTGCGACAAAGTTATTTATGTATTTCGTTTTGAGATATCCATCGGCTTCAAGTCGTTCGAAATATTGTGAGTGTCTTTTGTAATACGAGGCAATTAAATCATCATATCTTGCATAACCATATTTCCCCTCGCCTTTAAAATTAGAACTCCAATCACCAAACGAAGATTTAATCACTGCACAAGCTTTAGGATGCATAGGTGTTCCATGAACAGAAATGCGATCAGCCTGACTTCTTTTGCTACCGATATCAAAATGTCTAATGGTTGAATGATCTATATTTCTTAAAACATAGAAACGACAAGGAATATCTGCCTCAATAACAGCAGTCAGTCTATGTTGACCATTAACTAATTGACCCATCTCATTAAAAGCAAGACAATCCCAACTCAAATAGAAATTCCCACTTTTAATATCATCAACCATGCTAGAAACAGAAGAAAGTCGGATTTTTCTATTACTTGCAAAATTAGTTGACAAGTATTCTGTCGCTTTCTTTCTATCAATAAGTTCAACTTGAAAAGCGACGTTGGAATAATCAAGTTCAGGCTTTCTAAGCTTTTTAAGCTCAGTGATATTTGAAGAATTTCTCATTTTTTTGAATTTCATTTTTTTAAAGATTGACAAGCTAATTGGATTTTGTTGACTTCACAGTCGTGACGAGTCATTTTTTCAAAAGTTGAGTCAAGGGCAAAAAAGAAAATTGCCCCGACTGCAAGAATGATCGTGAGTCCCTTCATTAATAAAGATCCTCGTTGATTTTTTCATCGTTAGGATCATCTCCAGCTACTACAAGAACCTCTGTTGTTTCAAACCATTGATCCCTTTCAACTGGAAGACCAAATTTTCCTCTGATTCTTTCGATCTCTTTGATGTTGAAGTATCCGAACTCTTTTTCAAGTCCATCAACTAATCCGAAACAATCGCCTGTTTCTGGATCGTATTCCATAACGAACCAAGTGAAATTTGAGTCTGGTGTAAACCATTTCACATAGGCTTTATTGGTCGCAGAATTAAGAGGGGGAAGTTTCTTCTCAAGAGCTTTTGTTAGAAGTTTCATTTGATTACCTCAAGCTCATTTGGTTCGCAATAACAATGACGTTCGTTTTCAGTTACAACACAAATGCTCCCATTATCATTAGGGAAAGGTTCATAGAGCATTACTTCAACGCCTGTGCGTTTAATAATGTGAGTTGCTTTAAAATCCATTTTGTGGCTTTTGGTTATATATTAATCTTAATAAGATTAGATGAATCTGTACACCCCTAAAGTTCGTATTCGTTGTATTCGTTGTAAAGCCATCCATCAGAATTAGCTCCTTCTCGAACAGCCTCCCATCCTTTCGGTCTAATTTCTTTTTCTAATGGATCATCATTCAAGCTATATAAAGCAGTTAAATAATCAACGACATTTTCTATTTCTTTTAAGTCAGACCGATCAAGACCAACTTTTTTAAAAGCCCGATAGACCTCTGTAATCGGACAATCCAACATTCTCTCAATTGCTCTTCTTGCAATTCCAGCATTGTTAGCAACAGTATTTTCAAAAACTTCCATAGTGGTTTTTAATTACTTTAATCTTAATAGGAATAGCTTTAAAGAAAAGGGTTCTGCAGTTCTCTGCAACAAAAAAGATGCAAGCGCATACAAACGACCCTAATCTTATTAAGATTAATTCAGTTAAGCAAAAAACCACCATGTCTGACTTTTTTGAAACTGCTCTCCTAAGATATGAAGAAGAGCAAGACCAACTTGCTAGAGAAGAAAGAGAAAGAGAGGAAAATCCTAAAAAATACTGGTTTATCGTCACTGACGAATGGGAAGAATATGCAGATTCAAGAGAAGAAGCAGATGGCTATATAGAAATGGCTAAAAAAGATGGTGTTAGATATTCATGTACTGAACATATTGAAGGGGAAAGATATTAAATGAAATTCGAACTAAACAAAACCCAGCATCAAATGCTTCGGGATATTCTCAACAATGCAATGAGACAGAAAGACCCTTTAACAGATGAGCAAGAGGAAACTCTAAATGCTCTGCATGAAAAAATCTGTCTTTATTGGATGAATGAGGCAGAAGATAAAGATCCCTTTGAAGAACTTGAAGAATCTGCACGATTTTGGGCAGATGCATTGAAAACAGCAGGTCTAACTGACTGATGGATTCAAACGAACAATTTAAAACTCTACAAGTTGCCATCTCTCATGGAGGTGGCTTTATTCAAAAATTAGCTGAAGCAGCTTTACGTGCTGATCCAGCTAATAAAGCATTGATTTTTAAAACTTGGCCTGTTTTAGAAATGACCTATGGCCCAAATTCTGCTCTTTATCTTAACTGGAACAAATGAACATCGAAGCAATAAACTGCTTTTAAAACTTTGACAACACCATGACACTTACTGCTGATGAAATCATGAGGATCTGGAAGGTCGCTCGATATAATGCTTATCGAGAAAGAATGGGTTTTAAAGATGGAACCAAAAATGAACTATGGAATAAAGATCTAAAACCTATTGATCAGACCAGAACCAAACAAGAAGAAAAAGATGCTCTTGCTGATATCGAGGACATCATGGAAGCAGAACAGGAGGATGGTCTTGGATAGAGAATCAAGAATCGCAGCAGCAAAAACTCGAATAAAAGAACTTGAGCTGTTGATTGATGCTTGGACTCCTAAACCTCCAGAGCCAAAAGAACCTCAAACAATGCAAGGTTTGAAATTAACTCCAGCAAAATTAAAAGAGTTTCAAAAAATTACTGAAGCAGAACTTGAACTTTATTTTTCTACTGCTAATCTTAATAACATAAAATAAATCTAACCCTTGTTTTCTCTAAGCTTATTTTCTTCACTTATGTCAAATAGAGAAAAAGGACTTGATCGATGGAACCGCATTATTCAAGTCAGTGTTACTGAAGAAGTAAAAAATGAAATTACAGCAATTGCTAATGAATCTGGCATGAGCCAGAGCAATGTTGTCCGCGAACTGATAAATCAGGGACTTGGGCGAGAACCTTTTGCAGACGATTAACTTGTTCTAAAAGACGGTCTCCTCGATCTATTGCTTCGGCTGCGATTTGATACGGGTCAGCACCGTAGTCAAACAAGTCTTTTCTGATTTGCTTGATCCTAGTGGTCGAGGTCATAAGGCCTCCGAGCTTCAGGGTCAAGCCTATTATACACATTGTTGCAAATTGTACTATAAATTGTTTCAGCTGGGGGTGGCAGCTGCCCCCTGCATACAGCATAATTAAGTATGAAATACGCATTAAACCCACACATTTAGTACATCAATGCCTACTAGAAACGTCCCAATCGATGTGGATTTACTATCCAAATGCCAAGA